TGATGGCAAAGGTACGACGCTTTTCAATTTCCTTATCAAGTTCTGCGCTTAAAGCTGACAAAATATAGCCTCCAATTGTAGTATAAATTTGATACAAACACACTTTTCCCTTTTGAAACGCCTAAGGGGGGTTCAAAAAAGTGTATTCGTGTGCGAGTACCGAGAAGCCTTGCTACGACTAAGTTCCGAGCCTTTTGCAGTATCCTCGGGGCAATGTCCCAAAGCATACCTTATCTGGTTGCAACCTCTACGAACTCACATATTATCCATTCTACCATAAAATAAGAAGGGAATACAAGAAAATTGGCACGGGACTTTGCCCGCGCCAATTCTTAACTTATATGAATTTCTGTCCCATCCTTGAATGTCACGCTGATATCCTCTTTGCTGTATACAGTCATGAAGTCCACCAGCGTTCCCCACAAACCTTCATCAAATTCCGTCACCGACCCACTCTGAGCAGTAAGTGCTTGGGCAAAACCGTCCAGCCGCTCTGATTTTGCGTGTCGAGCCTTGATGGACTTTACTATCTCATCATGTCTGTCTTTCACAGCCTCGTAACGGCTGACCAGTTCATCATAGCGTTTCTGATACTCCGCTTGGTCTTGGGCTATCCGGGCATTTTCGCTGATACATTTTTGCACTCTGTCCGAGAGCATATTCATTTCTTCCATAAGCCGCTGCCTTTCATTCTCAAGGTCTGCTGTGTCGCATATCTGCTCCCGTACCAACCGGATGTTTTCCAGCATCTCCGTTTTGCCCTCCATTAGCTTGTTCACCACCTTGACGAAAGCCTTTTTTATTTCCGCCTCCGTCAAATGTGGCGTAGTGCATTTCTTGGCTCCGGCAAATTTGTTGTTGCACTGGTATACCACCCGCCTGTATTTATCATTACTGTGCCAAACCTTGGAACCAAACCAATGACCGCACGCCCCACACTTGATGCGATTGGAGAATATGGTGGCCCCGCTGTACCTGCCTCCCCCCCGGCTACTGCTGCGACGTTCAATCTCGGCCTGCACCAAATCGAATGTGGCTGGCGGTATAATTGCTTCGTGGTTCCCCGTTACATAGTACTGCGGAATCTCCCCTTCATTCTTTTTTACTTTCTTGGTCAGGAAATCAACGGTGAAGTTCTTTTGCAGCAATGCGTCCCCTTTCATTTTTTCACTGGTAAGAATGCTATGCACCGTATTCGCATACCACCTTTCCTTGCCAGCCGGTGATTTTATGCCCAGTTTCATGAGTTCGCGGCCAATGGCATTGTAGGACAACCCAGTAAGGAAAAGTTTGTAGATGAGCTTTACCACCTTTGCTTGTTCAGGATTTACGACCAGATTGCCATCTTCGCCCCGGTCATAGCCAAGAAAATGCTTGTAGGGAACTCTCGCTTTGCCATCGGCAAAAAGTTTTCTTTGTCCCCATGTGGTGTTCTCGGAAATACTCCGCGCTTCTTCTTGGCTGATTGACGAAAGGACGGTCAATAACAATTCGCCGGCCGAGTCCAGTGTCCAGATTCCTTCTTTTTCAAAGTAACATTCAACCCCGACTGCCTTCAGTTTTCTTATGGTAGTCAAGCAATCCACGGTATTTCTTGCGAATCTGGACACGGATTTTGTTATAATGAGCTGAATTTTGCCAGCCAGAGCATCCTTAATCATGCGAGTAAATCCCTCACGCTTTTTTGTGGATGTTCCGGTCACACCCTCATCCGTGTACATCCCGACAAACTCCCAATCATTCCGTTCTTTAATATATTTTGTGTAATAATCTACCTGTGCAGCATAGCTGGATATCTGGTCATCGTTATCGGTACTGACACGGGCATAACCTGCCACCTTCCGTTTTACATTGCTGGCAATAGGTGCCGCCGTAAATTTGTTAATCGTTGCTGGAATAGTCGTGACCTTTCTTGCCATCACTGCCACCTCCTGTTTTTCTTCGTCTTTGGTTACGGCTTATTTTCGTTATGATTCTTCCATCCCTAAGGTGAAATTCTAAGTTCTCACGCTGGGGAACGTTTATAAAATCCACCTGTTCCCGGAAGGCTTCTTCATCAAATTGTTCTGTATTCAGAACTTCTGCACATACGCTTTTTAACTTTTCCTGAGTTATCCCCCAACTCATCGGACAATCCCTTTTTCTTCGATGGTGTACCCAATAATCATGCGAAAGGTTCTTGTCTGTGTAATAGATATAACTATGTCCACAAAACGGGCATTTGATTTTTCTGGAAAAGCAGGATGTATGTGTAGAGCGCAGTGCCTTTCGTCTGGCCATCTCATCTTGGACGGCATCAAATGTTTCCTTGTCGATGATGGCTTCATGCGTATTTTCCACCCAGTATCGGGTCAGTTCCCCTTCATTCCTTCTGACTCTGTGGGTAAGCGGACTCTCCACATAATACTTCTGCAGGAGTAAATTGCCTGTATAATGTGCATTTTTCAGAATGCCTTTTATGCTGGTATTGCTCCAACGGCCTCCCCTTCGGGTGCTGATGCCCCTTTCGGAAAGTTCTCTGGCAATTGCTAATTCCGTCATGCCTGCCATGTAATCCTTGTAAATATGCTCGACAACTCTGGCTTCTGACGGAACAATAACCATATGGTCACCATCCCATGTATAGCCATACAGGCTGAATTTGGCATGAGGTATTCCCTGTTCAAATCGCTTGCGCTTAGCCCACTTCACATTTTCCGAGTTGTTGACGCTCTCTTCCTGAGCAAAGCTGGCCAAAATGGACAGCATGATTTCCCCAGAGGAGCTTATAGAACTGATATTCTCCTTCTCGAACCTCACCTCAACACCGATAGTCTTGAGCTGACGAACAGTTGACAGCAGGTCAACTGTGTTTCTGGCAAAACGGCTGATGGACTTGGTCAGAATTATATTTATTTTCCCTGCCTCACAGTCGTCAATCAAACGCTGAAACTCTGTCCGCTTGTCAATGCTGGTACCGGAAATGAAACTGTCGGCATACACTCCGGCATACTCCCATTCCAGATTTTTCTGTATAAGCGTGCTGTAATAGCTGATTTGCGCTGACAGGGAATGCGTCAGCCGGTCTGATTCTGCGGACACCCGCGCATACGCTGCTACACGCTTTTTTCGCTTAATTTTTGGGATGCTTGGCTTGATTCGTTCTATCTTCTTCATGCTGTAGCCTCCTTTCCCTACTATATATCACTCTACTTGAAAATTAAGTCAACGCTGTGTCCGAGAATAATGTGCCCAATTGCGGATGATATTTTTCGCGCATCAGCTGCTCTGCCTTTGCATAATCTGCCTTCGTGATGATGCCCTGCTCCAGCCAGCCCCTGAACAACAACATGGCAGACTGATACTTAGCTTCCTTCATTATCAAATCATGAGACATGGGCTTCACCAAACCTTTCTGCTACATAACAGGCATGAGAGCAGTATTTTTGTCCATGCCTGCCGTGGAAAGATTTTCCACAATGAGCACAAACGGTATTCTTCTTCCTTAACCGGGTATGATGATTCCACCATTTTATGCGACAAGCATCGGAGCAGAACTTCTTTTGCTTTTTACCTGCTATCTGCATAACAGGTTCACCACAATTCCTGCAGAGAATGCCATTAATTTTACTCTGCGCCACAGTTCCACCCAGTCCATTTCGCCTGCAATAAGTTTTAACCGTATTTTCACTCACCCCCAATAACTGACCTATTTTCTTATAGCCACACCCATTTCTACGATAGGCTGCTATTGCCGTTTTTTGTTCTTCTGTCATGAAAATCACCTCTACATTAGAGCCACGGCAGAAGGAAAACTTCGTGGTTTTGATAAAAAAAATTTGCCCACCGCAAAAAATCCGCAGTGGGCAATATCCAAGCATTTTTACTTATTCTTCAGTTGTTTCATTACTTCAGTCAGTTTCTCCGGCACCGGCAGACCAATCCGGGCTGCATTCTCAATGATGGAAATTCCCTCATTGGCACAGTAGAAGAAAATAACTGCTGTCCGCAGTACACAGCCACCACCGACCATATTGACATCCAGCACATTGGCCACGCCAACCAAAGCCATGATGCAGACCTTCTGGCAGATGCCCTTGAAGCCCACGGAGCTTGAGAGCCTTTTTTCCACTATGGCACAGAGCACTCCGGTGATGTAGTCCGTCACAATAAAAGCCACCAAGGCATAGAGCAGGCTATCAAAACTGCCGAGATACTCCCCAAGAGCAGCTCCTGCTCCTGCTGCCCAGCAGCGGATATCTAAAAAAGCATCCATAAATTATTCCCCCTTCATCCACTTCGCATAATTCTTCATAGGGCGCAGACGGCTGTTGCGGTGATAGTAGTCACCCTCAATCAGCTTCTTCTCCCCATTTCTGACACGGTACAGCTTGCCAGCAAAGACCACCAGCCATGTCTTTGGGCGCAGCTTGCAGGCCAGCAGCCTGTCTCCTGGCTCGTAACCGTCAATGTCGCAGATTTTCTGTCCCTGTGGCGATTTCAGTTCATAGCTGTAGGAATCCGGCTCATAGCCCATATAGCTTATCCGCTCCTTGTTACTGCGGCTCATGTTCACCTTGAAGCCGTCCGGCAGAAGAAGGTCGACGCTTTCGCTGAAGTCTGCAAAATGGTAGGGCTCATCATACTCTTCATCCAAAGGCAAATATGTCAGAGACAAATTTGTGTTGTTGTTGAAACGCCCACGCAGAATAGTAATGCCCGTTGGAGTTGCCATCAGCTCCAGCAGGTACTCTACTTCCCAGAAATCCAGTGTCCCATAATCTGCCTCCCAGCACTGCCTTGAATCATCGGATACGCACAGGTTGCTGCCTGTCATATAGATGGCTCTGGCATTGCCTTCCAAGATAAAGCAATAATTCTGTTTGGATTCGTACCAGCCTCTTTTTATCCTGCATTCCGAATACGGCAGGACTGTGTATGAGCCTGCTGAACCTACAGGAGCCTGTCTTGTAAGTTCAGCCATCGCATATTCCCCTGCCATTTGGATGCCTTCCTTCAGCACAGGGAGGAAATGCAACTTCTCCACGTCAGCTATCAATCCGTCACGCCAGCAGTAATCTCGTTCCTCACCCTCAAAATAGATTCCGACCTTCGCGCCCCGGCTGTCTTGATAATCATGGAAACTGTATCCCGTTGTGCCATGGCCATAAACGTACTTTTCGGTGATGAGTTCCTGCACTTCGCCCGACTGGCTAAGTGACACATCAAGCGCCCGGTAATAGTCTGAGAAAAGCACATCACTGCCACGGCTGACCATGAGTTCATGACTGGAATCCTGCCAGCCAGTTTTCAGCTTGCCCTTGTGGTAAAGGCAGTGCGTACCGTCCTTCATGAAAATCGGCACATAAGGCTCACTGGTATTGATAACAGGAGCCGCTCCGCCACCTTCGGAGATATTGCCGTAAACACACCTGCCGTCTGTCCAGACAAAGTCTCCAACACCAATAGCTTTATTTCCAATGATGTTCAGCCACTTGCCATCGGCCTGCACCTTGGTATTGCCGACTGCCGTCACTCTTGCCCTGTGCATAGCATCACGCTCCTACAATAACTGCCGTGCCGCTCTTGGCCAGCTGCACCCAGACCAGACTGCCATCATCGGTATTCACATCCACCGCCGCTTTCATGGGGTAGCTGTGAGCACCAATATGTACCCTGCCGCCTTGGATTACACCACGCAGGGCTTTCTGTTCGGATTGCTTCTTTGCCCGCTTCATACCGGCTTTGATGGATTCAGCCAGCCCATCTACTCCGTTCATCAGTACCACCTCGTCATTTTTATCGTCTGCCGCAATGAACATGGAGTCAGTTCCACGACATTGGACACCAGGAAATACTCATTGCCGTTGAATTTTATCCGCTCGGTAAAATCCACGATATGTTTCACATCCGGCACACCGTTATGTATGTTAGCCAAAATTTCCACGGTGACAGTCTCCTGTATCTTGCGGTTCAGCCACTCAATTGCCTTAGTCAGTTCCCAAAGGTAATCATCACCGATAACCGGAAACTCTGTGTCGATGAGGGATTCGTACTTGGGGCCGTCATCGTCATCGCCCATATCGTATTCAGCTCCCAAACTCAGATTGGACTGGTCGATGGTGAAGCGGCTGGCCTTGCCGCCGGGCTTGCCCTGTGACAAGCTACTGCCTTCCAGTTCCCCATCCACATACACCACGGTGGAATACCAGCCGTAGCCCAGGGGGGCGTGATAGGTTATGCGCTCTGTGGCATCTTTGTTGTTCCAATCTGTCCAGTCGTAGATATCATGCTCATGCCCGTCATTTATGGCTTCGGTGGTGCGCTCCTTTTCCTCAAAGAGATAGATGTCTCTGTTGGTCTTGGCGTAGAAATACTCTGTCCGGCTGGTGGAGCCGTCCTTGTTGTGAGTGCTCTTTTCCGACAGGTATTCGCCGTCATAGACATAATCGGTATAGCCCTTCTCATTGGTTTCATGGGTCAGAAAGCCGTTGGAATAGGATCTGCTGATTTCCCCCAGTGAGATAGTTCCTGTGAAGCCTTTTGGCTCGGTGTCCTCATCATTATGTGCCTTACCGGCATTTTCCATGGTGCTGTGCCAAATTGAGCGGACAAGTTTCCGTTCGATGGTCGGTCTGCTGTGCGGCCAGTCCGTGATGTCTACCACCGAATGCTCCCTGCCTCGCTGAATAATATGCAGGGTATCTCCCCGGATGAAGACATTTATTTGGCGCTGAGGCAATTTGGATGTCCAGCCGAACAGCGAAGATATGAAGTCCTGATAGGTCATACCGCTGTCCTCAAAGTTCTGTGACGGAATGAAATCGTCACAGGACATATCCAGTTTCAGTCCCAGTGCCTTGGCTATGCCATCGGCGTAGTAGGACACCTCAAACTCATTGACGAAAAAGCTGATGGCACTGTAGAGCAGCTTGTCCTTGGAATACATCCCCTTCACCGTCTGAACCAAATCCCGTTGACTGGTTTCTTCCACAAGGAAATGGAACTTGTAATCAAAAATTTGCCCCTGCACAGAATCGTCAATGTTCAAGGGCTGCACCGTTTCCAGCTGAAAGCTGTCCGATAGGGTCAGTTCACCTAGCGACATGGAAAAAGAGCGGATGCCGTGCTCACGGAAATTATACATGATAGATGGAACGACTACTGCCTTCAGCCGTTTTGCCTTAACAGGACTGAGAGTCGGCTCAACATATTCCAGTACAACAGGTACCCGGATTGATGTGTCGGCAAGAATTGGCTGGAACTTGATAACCTGTCGCCGTGTATGGCTTACCGCAGGCTCGCCCCATCCCAACTTACGTGAAGTATCTGCCATGGAAAGACCATCTATCCCCTGTCTGATGGTGGTATCAGCTGCTCCCCGTTCCCATTTGCTAATTTGCCGCAGGCATTTACTGCGCCGCACACAGAAATTCATGGACAGAACACGAGATGTATCTGCACTGGCTATGGCGTACTGGCAACTTACCAATCTTGCTGTATCTGCTGAGCACTTCTCTAGCATTACAACCTGTCTGAGCAAATCTGCACTCGTCCATGCTACAACAGCAGATTCTATCTGCCGTCTTGTGTCAGCAGAGTTTTGTTCCACTTTGACAGTTTGGATTTTACTGTCAGCAATAGCTTGATTGCTCTGCGCCACCTGCCTTTTTATATCTGCCGTTGCCTTTGACTGCCCTTTGGCTGGTGGCACTATGGTTGCGAGAATTTGCATCTTGAAGTGGATTCTCCCCATCGGCACCCACGCAGCAGCAATCTGCGGCCTAATGCTTATCCTGCCCATGGGCATCCATGAGATATAGGCATCTGTAGGCTGAAGAATAATTTTTCCGTAAGGAATCCATGAAATATATGCTGTTGGCTTTATGACAATGCCCATCGGTTACACCCCGGCTTTCCAGCCTAACTGCATACCTGCTAGGTCAGCTATAGTGGTATTTACGTAGTAACAATCCACTGCGCCCATATTGGTGTTGGTATGAAGTTTCCTGATACCGTGCTCAGTTTGGTCGCTACCAGCCTTGGAAATACCTGTAAGCCGCGCCAAATCCTCTCCTGTCCGATAGGCAGGCCTGCCACCAATGGCTATTCCCGTCACCTTTGATACGCCACCATATTTGTCTATGAGCGATTTCACATCCATAGTCTGCAAAATCTGCTGTCCTGCGGCATCGGCAAGATATGTACCATCTTCTTGTGCAGTCATGTCCGTCACAGGCGTGATTAAAGGCACTGCCTGTATTTTTTCCTTGAAGCTGATTTTCTCATCAAAACTCATGATGATATTGGAAAGATAGCATTTGCCATAATTGGGTGTAGCGTAAATGACCAGTTTGCTGATAGCATCCATGTAAATGTGTTTCTGCGTATTTTCCATGATTTTCTCGCCGTTCATATAGACCTGGTACTCACCATCGGCAGCAGAGACGCTCCTTGCCTTGAAGTGCATCCAGAAGCTGTTGACCTGCCCAAATTTCAGCGCACCTCCGACTTTATACTCCACATATTTGTCATACGCTGAACCGTTGCCGATAATCACCTGCGGGTCAAGGTCACCAGAATATTTGCGGAGCTGCCAGCCACAAAAACCAATATATCCGGAATGATTGCTGTAAAAACCGACCTTGGCCATGATGCCATCGGACATTTCTGACCATGGTGGGATATAGACATCGAACTTTGCATAAAAATGTGTCGGTACGGTTTCCAAGGAAATATCAATGCCCTCGTTGTCTTTCGGCTGGTATAAGGCTACACCATTGTCGGGATTGAATTTCGTTTCTTCAACGGTCGTGCCGCCTTCCACATCCAGAAACTCCGCAAAGCCCGGATTGATATATCTCATCACGATGCACCTGCCTTCCAGCCGAATTTGTAGCCTGTCATATCCGATATTTTCAGCGACAGGGCATGACCATCTGCCACTATTCCCGGTGTTCCCTGCGGAGCACTTTTCGTGCCATACTCTGTGATAGCTGCCCCATCAGATTGAATCGCCGTAAGGTCAGACAATCCCTCTGCCGTGCGGCAGACAGAATTGCCGATGACGGCGATGCCTTTGATGAGCGAATCTGCGCCGTAGTCACGGATAAGGCTTTCGGTATCTATACTTTGCAAAATGGTCTGCCCATCTGTATCGGCTATGTATTTCCCATCCTCTCCTGCCGTCATGGTGGTTTCCGTAGTGGCAATCGGTAGGAGCACCACCTGCTCCTTGGGGTCAATCTCCGTATCGGACAGAATGAGATTAGAAATCGCGCCATAAGCACAATCCGCATAGACCACCACTGTTTTGGATTTACCCAATTTGATATCATAATCATACTTTTCCACTGACTGACCGTTGGCATAGATTTGCACATATCCGTCCGTGCCTGTCTTGATATGGAAAAAGATTGTATTGATGGCATCCAATTTAAGATTCAGTACCTCAGGGCCAGATAAGTAAGCATCTTTACCGCCGGAAGAACTGCCGCCATAATATCGCATAAAGTACATGACATTATCTCTCTTGGCGAAACCCATGCCATCCAACGCATAACCATTGGTTTCGAGCATGGCAACTTTTATACTAAAGTCGTTACGGTCTTTGGAAATATAGACATCGAACTTGCCATAAAGTTCTGTGGGTGTTTCGGCAAGCACCAGCCCCTTTTTCTCGGTAGGCTGATAGAACATCACCCCTGTCTTGCTCTTTGCCGTATCTGCTATGGTAGTACCGCCTGCCACATCAAGAAACTCTGCATAGCCCGGATTGATGTATTTGAAGCTCATACTGCCACCACCAGTCCTTCTGCCTGAATATCTACAGAAGTATCGTTCTGGGGCTTTTCCTCCTTGCTGCTGGTTGCCTTGACCCAGAAAATGGTATTTTTGTCCGTTACTCCGTCCAGGTCAAGCGTTTCCTGCCAGCTGGCTTTCTTCAAGGCCATATCCTCATCAGCATAGTTGTTATCGGCTGCTGCCCGCCATTTTGCGGAGCCGTCACCAACAAACTTGATGGTGGTGCTCCCCTCAATGTAGTAACCGCTGTCACAGCGGACAGCACATTTTACCGCTTTCTGCTCCTCCTTGCTGGCATCCAGCGTGACGGAGATGGGGGAAAGCTCCGTGCCGGAACTGGCCTCCGTGCCATCCGTAGAACCTGCCGTGGGATTGCCATAATAGATGTGAAGCTGATTTGCCATAGTCATAACCTCCAAAATTCTAATGTCGCTTTTACTGCCTTGGGAAAGCGGGATACATACTGATAGGACTTCACCACTACTCGCATAGACGGCCAGACGTTGCCGCCTTCATCTGTAATCTGCACCAATTGTCGGCTGTTCCAGTAATGGCAAATCTCCTGCCAGCCGTCTATTTTGACGATTACATTGCAGGAAACCTTATCCCCGGTCGCCACATGACCGAAATCCTGCACTGCCACACCACCGATGATTTCCACTTGCTGTTGACGGTCATCTGGGATTATCTGCCAGTTGTCTACATCCAGTGTCCTGACCTCACCAATTTGAATATGTATTGTCCCCACCTCCCAAGGCATTTTCTACAGCAGGTCTTATGCGGTCGGCAACGCTGTCCGCAAGAAATCTAATGCCGTCATTATCCTGCGTGACAGCATTTTCGATGTTCACATTGACCTCCAAATGCGGCGTAGCCGTGACAGCTTGCTGGGAAGCCTGCCCAGTCTCATTCTGAAGGACAGGCGATGAACCGAGCTTGTCCATCTGTTCCCGCATGCCGTGCATTTCCGTCTGCATATTGTCCATAACCTCATCGTATGAATAATCCTTACCTCCCATGGTCATTTTGAAACTTTGACGCATCTGCTCCTGCTCGGCGGCAATTGCAACCGGGTCACGGAAGTTAGGCAGCAAATTTTCCATCATCGACTTCCGTGCCTGCTGAAAGCCAAATAACTGTTCCGGCGTCATTTGCAAATCTTCCATGGTGAAACCATGCGCCTGTTTGTAATACTCCGCTAGACCGCGCTGACCACCTTCCAGATACGCCTTAAATTCCTCTTTCTGCGCCTGCAGTACCTGTAGTGCCGCATTCCTTTTGGCGTCAAGTTTCTCTTTTTCAGCCCATTGCGTCGCCTTGACTTCATCCAGCCCTTTTTGAATCCATGCCTGTTTCTCACGCTCGATATCATCAAGACGGTTTTGTAGCTCCGTTTTCCATACGGAGTCGATTTTTGAAGAAATTTCATTTTCCCACTGCTCCCTAATCTTGGCCTTGCTGGCCTCTGCCCACTGGGCTGTACTGATTTCGTCCAGCCCCTTCTGCCGATAAGCTGCCGCCTCCCGGTCGATATTTGCCAGCTGATTCTGTAAATCCGTGCGGTATACAGACTGAGTGCTGTCCACCACATTCCGCTGGAAGTCCTCGTAGATTTTGGCCTGCTTGGCCATTTTGTACTCGTCCAACAGTTTGGCATCTGCGCCTTTATTTTGAAGTTGCTCCACCTCTTTGTTGACGGAATGAAGGGAATTTTCCAGTTCATTGTGCGTAAGCTCATACAGGCTGTCCGTCAGCTGGGCATTGGCCTTGGCGGCTTCTTCCGTAGCCTTGGCAGCTTGTTTTTCCGCAGCCGCACGGGATAGGCTGGCCTTGGTGTTCTTATCCTGCGCCTCACGATTTTTTTCCGCTTCGGCGGCCGCCTTTTTCTCAGCCTCGGCCTTTTCCTTTAGAGCTTTCTGCTCCTCAAGATAGGCCTTATACTCATCCCCGTACATTTTGTCGAGGATAGCCCCACCGACAAAGGGGATGCCGATAAGCGGTGCTGCCACCGTGTGATTTTCCACCAGCCACTTGTTGGCCTTGGCATGGTCGGAGACTTTCTTGAACTGCTCACCGACAAACACCAGTGCTTCTGCCACAGTTTTCAGCGCCGAACCCCAGCCGGAAATAGCCTCCTTGATGGTGTCCTTATTGGCCTGAATCTCCTCCACCAGATTCTTGAAGCCCTCGGTGACCTCCGGCAGTAACTCTGAACTCAGTGGTAACAATGCTGTCCCTATTACAGATTTCAGCTGACCAACTTCCATCTCCATGGCTTTCCATTGGAGCCACGTTTTATGACTCTCCTCCGGATTGAGCAGCCCCGTGGTCTTGACATTACCGGCAACTTCCATGAGTTCGTCATACTGCTCAAGCAGAGGAATGAGTGCCGCGCCACGCGCACCAAGAACTTCTGCCGTATAGGCTTCTTCCTGCCCGGCTTCCATGGCGTTTTTGTAGCCTTTGGCTAACTGGTCGAGCTGTTCGTTAAGCGGCAGCAGATTGCCGGTCTGGTCGAGAATAGACATTCCAAACCGCTCCATTGCCTGCGTGGTGGCATTTCCTGTTTCGCCTGCAGTTTCCACCTGCTTGTCCAAACGGGCAATGAGTGGGACAATGGACATTACATCCATACCAGCTAACTGGAAGGTGCGATTGAGCTTGCCGGCTTCTGCCGCCGTGGTATGGAGCCGCTTGGTCAGCCGATACAGATTCTCCCCAGACTCCATGGCTCCCTTGGTCAGATTGAACAGCCCTGCTCCAGTAGAAAAGATGGCCATAACTGCTGCCGCCTTGACGGACAGCATAGTAAAGCCACCAGTCAGACTGTCCACACCGCTTTTGGCCTTGCTGATACCAGCCGCCATGGTGGCACCGAATGTTCCTGCCTTGCCGGAAGTCTGCTCAATTGTGCCACCGAGTTTTGCCATCTCCGCATTAAGCTTGCGAACCTCAGCTTCGGTTTGGGCAACAATCTTCTGCTGTTTCAGCAGGTTTGTCTGTGCTCGTTGTGTTACCTCGCTGTCACTTCCATTGGTCTTTTGGGCATCACGCAGGACGGCAGTCAGAATTTCTTCCTTCTGCCGTTGCAAGTCCAGCTGACGGTTGATGGCCTCATGCTTGATTTTCAGCTTATCCAGCTCTGAGCCAACGCCCTCCAGCTTGGCAAGGTCTACATCCATCTTCAGCTTGACCTGATTTGTCTGACTGTTCAGCCGTGATACTGCCTGCGATACGGTCTTCCCTGCTGTGTCAAAATCCAGCTGGAGCCGGGCAATGTCCAGACCAAGGCTGATATACAGTTCATCTATCTTCTGCCCACGCTTTGCCATCTGCCCACCTCCTACAGAACATCGTCAATGTATTTCTGTCCATTATGACCATCGGTCAGACTTAAAACCATCAGCTGATCCAACAAGAAATCTATGTCATGCTCATCCACCTCCTGCATTGTCCAGCCGTAGGACTGTTGCAGCCGCTCATAGTAGAGCAGCAGATTCTGGTACGGAGACAGGTTCACTCCCCTGCCTCCGTTTCCCCGTTTGGGAGATTTACCAGCTTGGCAAAGGTCTGAGCCTGCAGCCACTCAAAAAGCTGCCGCGCCAGCGGAACAACATCAGCAATCTCCAGATTATCCTCGACTGATTCTGTGGTAACCGCAGGCTGATTAAACGCCAAAACAATAAGGGCAACATGCGCCGAGAGGAATTCCTCCACGGTCATCTTGCCCTTATCCTTGTCGAAGAATGCCAGAAACTCACGCCATACCTTCATTTTGGGCGGAGCCGGCTGGATGATTTTGCCGTTGATTTTGATTTGCGGTGTGTCCATCTGTAAGACCTCCCTCAGACCGTGGTGTACCAGCTGGCGGCAGTTTCCGCATCAAAGCCACTGCTTTCGGTATCGGCATAGGTATAAGAATTGCCGTCCGACAGTCGGTAGATGGCCTTGGCAGTCAGGGTCGGTGTCTGGTAGGAAATGTTTTCTTCCTTGGTGGAGCCTTTGACCGAAGGTTCCTGGAACATGACTTTGAAGAATTTTGTCAGTCGCTTGCTCCCGTTCCGTTTGTCGCTCTGAAACATCACGGCAAAATATGGAGCCACATCGTCCTTGTTGGCTACCATCACGCCGTTCTCACATTTATGCCCCAAGAGATATGCCACATACTCCAAAGGCAGAGCCGCCGTGTCAAAGGTCAGTTCATAAGATGCCGTGTTGGTGGCGGTGTCTATGGACTGGCCGTCTGCATAGAGGTCGGCACTGCTGTTGGAGGGCTTGATGTCGATGCTCCGCAGTACCTTGCCCAAGTCGATGGGAGTATCGTAAGTTGCTGTTTCCCCGGCTTCATCCGTCAGCAGCTTTGCCACATGGAGCCGCTGTATATTGATAAACTGTCCGCTGACCATTCTGCTGGCCGGTTTCATTTCTGCCATTATTCATCCACTCCTATTCCAATTACATAATCCACGCAGAACACAAATACATCGCGCTCTGCCATCTCTATTGACTGACGGCGCATAAAGCCCAGCCCTTTCATGATTTTGCTCACCACATCATAGATATGCTCATAGTGTCCGTCCTTGGTGAGAATCTGCAACCTTACGGTCACGCGCCGCTCTATTTCTATGCCGTCTGCCGTAAGAGCCGGAACATCCGATATGATGTTGTACACAATGATTGGGTAGCTGCCAGCATTGGGACTGATGCCGGGATAAATGCACCGGCACCGCCTGTCCTTTGCCAGCAGAGTTGTCAGCTCCCTTGACGTTGACAGAGCCTTATACACTTTTTCCTTGATATTCATTTCCTGCGAAGTGCCTCCCTTACCGCATCGATTATCTTATTCCTGACCTCATCCCGTCTGGCATCCATGGCAGGATACATAAAAGGCTTGTTTATCTTGGGGCTGAATTCCACCAGCTTGCCATAGAAAATGCCATCATGAGAAACGGCATCCGCTACGATTTTGTACTTGGCACCGCCTTTCTGCTTGACGGCATGGATGGAATCCCGAAGTGCTCCTTTGACCACACGGCAGTCATTTCCCTTGTAGACAGGGCAGCGATTCCTTGCCTCCTGCATGACAATCTCTGCTCCATCTGCCAAAGCTGACTTGGCAGCCTTGGTGGCGTTCTCCCCCAACTCTCGCAGAATCTCCTCTGCGGATTGGTATCCCTTAGCCATCTTCCACCAACTCCTTTGCCTCCATAACAAGATACTTGCGGCCACCGTCCAGAGGATACGGTGGGGCTGATATAATCAGCGTCTTGCCGCGCCATTGCAGGATGTCGGTGGTTTCTATATCCTCCCGGTAACGGATAACCACACGATAATTTACCTCGTCCACCTTCTCGGCATAGCCGTCTGAAATCTTGGCGGCATAGGGCAGAACCTTTGCCCAGACCGTAGCCATCTCCGTCCTGCCCTGCTCTATAAGGTTGCCAACAGCGTCTTCTTCAGCTATAGGACGTAGGATTTTCACCCTCTGCCGCAATTCGCTCAAAGATACATACATCAGAAGCCCTCCCGGCGTATGCCCATCAGCAGGGAACGGAGTGTCATGGTGAGTGCCTTATGGTCAGCATCATCCCGGTGCTCGTAGAGATAGCCAACGGTGTACAGCACCGCCGTTTTGGCAATAGCCCCACAAGCCTTGAACTCTTCTGCATTGAGCCGTGCAACATCCATGCACAGCTGTTCTGCCGACCGCAGCAGTTTGCGGACAATATCATCTTCGGCATCCGTGTCGATGCGGAGATATTCTTTTGCTTTGGGCAAGGAAACAATCATAAGCCATCACTCCCATAAAAACAGGGAGACACCCTCAAGGCATCTCCCCCACCATATTTACATCAGCCCTTGCCAGCAGCAGCCTTGATTTTCAGCATCTGCACGGCCTCCGGCAATACCAGCTTGCCGTCCACACGTTCCTTCATAACAAAGGCAATCATGCCGTTACCAGCGAACAGCTCACGCAGTTCCTGAATGGAACGGGAGCCACGGTCACCGATGTTGTAGTAGCTGTAATCACCGAACACCAGCGCCGTTTTGCCTGCTTCTGCCGTAGGCATAAAAGGCGTGGTATGAATCGGATAGCCCAGCAGACGGTCAGGCTCGCCCATCTGGTAGGAGGGCTGCCACATATATGCCTGGTTGGCATCCTTCAGCTTGCGGATTGCCGCCAAGGTCTGGTCGTTGACGATAAAGGACGCACTCTTGCGGTACGGACGCTTGAGCTTGTAGACCAGCTCGATAAGGTCATCTGCCGTGATGGATGCACCACTCGTGGTAACACCAGTCTGTGCGGTAGTGAGTAAGCCGGTGGGCTTATGGTTGCCATCGCCGTTGAGGAAGGCATCCTCCTCGGCATTGGCGATAGCCTTGCCAAACTGCTGGATGATGTAGCTCTCCAGATTGAAGGCATTATCATAGAGCAGTTCCTCCGTGACCTTGATCGCCACATGGAGCTTATAAGCGTCCATGATAATCTGGTCAAAAGTGGCCTCACCAAAACTCAGTGCACCGCCTTCCTCAATCCACGAAGCGGCAGGCTTGGTGGCAGCGATATTGATTTTCCGCTCACCGCTGGTAGTGATATGATTGCCGAGGCTACGCATAATGCATTCCTCGTTCAGCACGTCAATGAGACGGCTGTCGTATTCCTCCGGCACTAAATAACCGCCTTCGGCATCGACACCTTCCTGCAGGACATTGGACACGTTGCGGAAGTTGCTGCGGATGGCGGCAAGCATAGCCTGGCGGTATTCATCTGCTGCCCTGCCCGTCTTTTCCGGCACCTTGGCGGCAGGTTTGTTGACAATCGGCTCGGAAGTAGGCTTGGCAAGTTCTGTATCAATAGCCGCCTGCCGTTCCAGACGCTCGATTTCCTTGCCGAGAGCCACCACATCTGCCTCCATTTTGTCGTAGGCGGCAGCATCTTCGGCAGAAAGCTTGCCGTCCTTGTCCTGATGGCTGTCCAAAAATGCCTTGGCACCTTCCCAAAGCTGTGCTCTTTTCTTGCGAAGTTCCATTACATTTGCCATAAATTATTCCTCCAATCAGTGAATGAGTAAGTTAAGACGGCTCCTGAGAGCGTCTGCAGATACACGGTTGTCCGGCACAGCTGTCTTGACGAATCTCAGCGACTGCGCCTTGATTTTATCTATGAGGGAGTTAGTCACTGCCCGCTGGGAAAATAGCATGGCTTCAACACCTTCGGACTGTTTTTCTTCATCTTCATTAGCGAACAATATCTTGTCCGCAAAGCCCAGTTCCACAGCCTTCTTGGCGTTCATCCAACTTTCCGCATCCATAAGGTCGGACAGACTTTGACGTGGCTGACCAGTCTTCAGTTCGTAGGCATTGAGGATGGATTCCTTCACCTCGTCCAGCATCTGGATTGCCGCCTGCATTTCCTTGGTGTTGCCGATGACCGCCGTGCTGGGGTTGTGAATCATCATCATGCCCACAGGGGACATCTCCACGGTGGTTCCGGCCATGGCAATCATGGATGCCGCTGAAGCCGCCAAACCATCTATGCGGACAGTGACATCACCCTTGTAATCCATGAGCATATTGTAGATTTGCGCTGCCGCAAATACATCGCCTCCGGGAGAGTTAATCCAGACCGTGATGTTACCCTCACCCTTCATCAGCTCATCACGGAAGATGGCCGGTGTGACTTCATCGCCAAACCATGAGTCTTCGGCAATCTGCCCATTCAATACAAGGGTGCGCTCACCCGTATCGGCATCGCGCACCCAGTTCCAAAATTTACGTTTCTTCATTTTTACCTCCAGTCTGTTTACTGAAAATCCCAGCATCCTTTAATTTGCACAGGTTGCCATTGATTAAGTAAAGATTTCCACCTTCCTCCTCAGGGATAGGATTCATATTTTCCATCTCACGGATATCGTTGGCAGACAGCCAACCGTTCTGTCTGCCAACGGCATAACCCGCCATGCGGCTCTGGTAGTCACCTCGCATCAGCCCATCTACATTGAACTTGATGAAGTAACTCTTCTGTTCAGCAGAATTGAGCAGGGCTTTCTGTAAAGACTGCTCCCACCGCACTACCCAAGGATTCAGCGTGTACTTCACATACTCCAAGGACTGCTGTTCAATGTTGTTGAAACTGGACTTTTCAAGGTCGCCAATCATATGGGGCGGCACTCGGTAAAGCCGCGCTATCTCGTCTATCTGGAACTTGCGGGTTTCAAGGAACTGCGCCTCCTCCGGCGGTATGGAAATCTGCTGGTAGTCCACACCCTCCTCCAAGACCACAACCTTGCCCGTGTTGGCTGTGCCACCATAGACGGCCTGCCAGCTTTCGCGGAGTTTCGATGGGTCTTTGAGAACACCGGGGTGCTTCAGCACTCCACCGGGTCTTGCCCCGTTGGCGAAGAAGGACGAGCCGTACTCCTCACAGGCCAAGGTCATGCCTATGGCATTACGCGCCATGGCTATGGGCGAATAGCCAACAAGACCATCAAAACCAAGCCCCGGAATATGCAGGACATCCTGCCGCCGCAGCTTTATGGACTGACCGCCTTTGATTTTAGGATTGCTGTCTGACATAGGGGTGTAGGTGTAAACAATCTCACCATGCTCATCCCGGTCAACACTCATGCGGTTAGGCAGCAGCGGATACAGCCCCACCACTCGTCCCATGCCATCACGGATTATCTGCGAGTAGGAATTTCCCCACAAAAGCAGGTGAATCATGGCCGTCTCTCGAAATATAAAAGAAGTCATTTCAGGATTGGGCGAATCATGGAGCAGGAAGTACAGCGGATGCCCCGGCACTCGTTCCTTGCCCTGACCTTTGTATTCGTAGACATGAAGTGGCAAGCTGGCGATGGATTCAGCCAAGAT